CGAGCAAAGTCTGACCGCGAAACTGTTCATGTTACCCCTACTGAGAGAAAACGTTTGACAAATGAGGAAAAGGCAATTCGAGCAATTATGACAGCAACGGGGATGAATGAGGAAACAGCGAGAGATCAAATTGCAAAGCAAAAGAAGGTAAACTAAAAGATTAGTCAAATGCACTTCACATTCTCAGAGTGTGGAGTAGATAGGATTAGAACAATGAGACTCCTCCAACATTGCACACTTTGCAACAAACCACTAGAGATACTCTCAGAATCACTCCTCAATGAAACCGAAAGATTAGTATCCTACAAGTGTGGACATACCTTTATTCTCCCCATTGAAAAAATCTCAACAGAAGTCACTTTGAGAAAGTCAATCAAAGAAGATAAAGAAGCCTACCCTTTTCAAGTTGAGGGAATCCAATTTGCAGCCGCGTCAAATTTTAATTGTCTCATTGCCGATCCAATGGGTTTAGGAAAAACCATTCAAGCTTTACTTGCCTACCGAAACAATGTTGAGAAACTAGGCCCGGCCTTAATTGTTGTGAAAAGTGCAACAATTTGGCAATGGTTAGGAGAATACAAAGAATGGTGTGATCCTACACCCTTAGGTATTTTCATGATCCAAGGTTCTAAAGGAATCATCCCGCCTGGATTTAAAACCTACATAATTTCAATGGACACATTTTCCCGTTTGGTTAAGCCATTATCCGACTTTACTAAAAAAACAAAAGGTCCAGAAAATTGGAATGGATTAGCTAAATTCAAAATTGAACCACAGCTAGACTCCCTCAACATTCGAACAATCATTGTCGACGAATCCCATTCTTTCAAGAATCCAGAATCAGCAAGATCTGCCGCATTAGTAGCATATGTTGATCAAAAAAAGATTCAACATAAAATCTTCCTTTCTGGAACACCCATCAAAAATCGAGCCGATGAATACTTTGTACCTCTCAATCTCCTGGACCCAGAACATTTTCCATCACTAAAAAGATTCAGAAACAATTTCCTTCTACAGAATCCTGTAACTGGAAAGTTTGATAGAGTAGCTCCGTGGGCAAAAGAAACCTTCGATACACTACTTTCAAAGTATGTAATTCGCAGAGAAAAAAACGAAGTACTTTCCCTTCCTCCATTCCGTAGAACATTTGAAACAATCTACATCGACGATGAGAACATGAAGATTGCCTACAACAAAGAATTAGAAAAGTTACGTGAAACAACAGACTCAAAAGCAGAGGTTTCATTCTTAGATATTTCAGAACACCTAATGACTCTCCGCCGAATTACAGGAATGGCCAAAGTCTCTTTCGCATTAAATTACGTAGATACATTCCTAGACACTGTTGAGGATGAAAAGATTGCAATAGGCGTTCATCATCAGGCCGTGCGAGACTCAATCTACTATGGATTAGAACAACGTGGATTCCTCCCATTGAAATTATCTGGCGAGGATTCAGCAGAGCGTAAGAATCAAATACTCAAGGAATTTGAGAAACCTGGTCGGCGTATCCTAGTAGTTAATATGTTAGCAGGCGGAGTAGGATTAAATATCCAATGCTGCAATAATGCTCTAATTCTTGAAAGACAGTGGAATGCGGCCGATGAGGAACAATTTGAGGGAAGATTTCATCGAAATGGACAGACCCGCCCGGTTTTAGCAGAGTACATGATTGCAAAAGACACAGTAGATGACTACTTCAGTCAAATGGTAGAACACAAGAGAAAAGTTTGTGGTGAAACCCTTGACGGATGGTCATTCACTCAAGACAGTAATGCAATTAAAGAATTAGTTCAACAGACACTAGGGAGCAGACTAAAATGAAAACAATCATGATTTGGGATGAATGTGATGGAGATATTATCTTTATGGTATTAGATGGGGACTATTCTAGATTTGACAAAATTTACATCAATCAATACACTAAAGATGAGTCTAAAGAAGAACTGGTTGATGAGCTTTGTGATCTAATCTACGATAAAGATGGAAATAGAAAATTGAAATCCACAGATACATTCCCTGTTGAACAAATAGATCAAAACATTATAGTAATTGTTTGTGGATATCTCCCATAGGTAAAAAATATGACCAACTCACAACGATTTTCAGTTCTCAATAAAAGATATGTGCAAGAGTGCCTCACTTGTGGAAACAAGGAAGATGTAGTGGAAGCTCGGCCCTGTTCTAAATGTATGGATTCTGAACATACTGTAAGAATTACAACAAGAGATAAAAGTTTTGTTCAATTATGTCATTGGAAAGGAATTGCGAATAAATGAAAATGAGCTAGAAAGGTTCGGGATAAAAAATGCCAACACTAAATGAACTTTTTGAAAAAACTTGGATTATATCCTCTACAGAATACAGAGTGCTATTAGCGCGATTAGATAAGTATAAAGGACCTAATGGGAATGAAAATATTTTATTAAATCTAATTTCACTTAAAGAGGGTCAATCTAAGATCATTGCCATACCTCAGACTTCTTTAGAAACATTATCAGAGTGTTTAAATGAAGTTATTCAAGGTTTAAAAGCACAATGAACCGAACGACCCTAGTACTTGATTCTTCACAAATTTCTACCTTCCTAGAATGCCCAAAGAAGTGGCAACTCAGCTACTCTGAGCATCTAACTTCCTCAACAGAAGTACGAGAGGAAATGATGTTAGGAACTTTTGGACATAAACTACTTGAAATCTATTATACCAAACTTGCTTTAGGCTCCTCAGTTCAAAACGCTGTGAAAGCTGTGGCTGAGTTTGACCCAAACAAAGAAACCTGTGAGTGTAATCACTTACATACTCAACATGATAGAGATTATTTAGCTGAGGCTGAACCATGTACAAGCTACAATTGTGGGTGTAGAGATTTCATAGGGGCAAAATACCCCCTTTCTGAAGAAAAGCAAAAAGCCGTTAGGGATAGATTTCAAGTTTATTGGATGACCTACTGTTCAAAAGACATAGAACCACTTTATCATAAAACTGAAGATGAAGTCATTCCTTTTGTCGAACAAGGATTTTCCTACGAATTAGTCAACGACGAAAATAGACTATATGTTTTAGAGGGAAGAATTGATCTCCTAGGAACAATGAACGGACTTAAATTAGTGATGGATCACAAATTCCAGGGACGATCTTATCAACTCTACAAAAAATCAATCCAATTCAGAAACTACTCTTTAGTTGCTGATGTGCCATTAGTAATGATTAATTACATTAGAATGCACAAAGAGGTGACTAAGGACACTCTTGAGCGTGCCATTGTCTCATTTAATGAAATTGAGAAACAACAATGGAAGCAACGTCTCATTTCGATCTATGATAGGATCGCCGCCCAGATTTCAGAAGGTCCAGAAATGAATCCTTCGGCATGTGCTGGGAAGTTTGGTTCTTTCTGTGAGTTCATTAAAATCTGTGAGGAGCCTAATGAATTTGTGCAGATTGCAATGAAGGAACAACACTACCATAAGAAAGTTGAGTGGAAGCCATGGGACTGACTATTGAAGATCTTAAAGTTTTAGCAACAGTTGCAATCAATAATGGAACTGAAAAACAATGTATTAAAATTCTTCTTGATTGTTTGGAACAAGCTCAGGAGAAGCTCCAAAAATTTGAGGAGGATGAAAAATGCCAGCCCTAAATCATACACACACCTATGAAAGAATGAGGGACAAGAAATACTACCGATGTACAGATCCTCATTGTTCTCATACACAAAAAAGGGATCTCCTAGAAAAGAAAGCCTGTCTTTGCAATAAATGTAAAGAAGAATTTGTCCTCACTTGGGATGATCTCAGAAGAGCTAAGCCAATCTGTATGAATTGCTCAAATACTGAGAAAGCCCGCCAGCTTCGCAAAGTGCGAGAAACGGTGGGGAATGCAATTGGAGATTTGTTCAAGGTTGAGGAGACGATGAAAGGATAAAATCTATGTCAATGGAAGACAATACAACATTTGAAGAAAATGGAAAAATGATAGTACCTTGGGATATTCCAGGTAAATTTAAACTAAGACTACTTACAATTGAAGATTATAAGTAGTCTTCCAATTGGGACTGAAGTTGGTTGCATTGATGGAACAATTAAGGTTAAAACACAAAAATCTAATATTCCAACTGACCAAAATTACATTGATTTAGACACTCGATTTGATCGGATTGCTTATGGTTTAATTGAAAGATAGAGAAAGAGAAAACATGAAAATCTACATCTGCGGAGAAAATAGTTTAAGGGTTGAAAGAGCAATTCTTAACAACCTCATTCATAAGAAGACACAGAAGGAATCTGAGGAAAGACTCGAAGAATTAATCCGAGAAGGAATACTTAGTATGTCTGCAGAAGTCTATGAAGTAGAGATTGAGGTAAGGGAGGTAGGGAAATGACAATTACTAAAGAACAGGTAAAGAAGCTTGATAGTATTATTTCTAAAGGACTTTGCTCTGGATTACAAGATAATGGATTTGTCTGTATTGCAGCAGCTATTGCGTTAGCTGTGGACGGAGTATTAACGGATGAATCCAGTTGTGTTTCATTAGCTGTGAGAAATTTTTCAATAAACTTAAATGATAAAGATTGGAAATCTCCTGAGAGTCGCGCACAAGGATTAAAAAATTTGGGGATTGCTCAATTAGGCTCAAAGGGAATAGTCAACGATATTGTGTTTATAGAAAAGCTATCTACAAAGATTATTCAAATATTAATTGTAGATTTATTTCGGAAATTAAATCCAAATCAGTTTACTGATCTTGTTGAGCTTTGTGAGAAAGTTCCAACTTATATAAATTGTAGAAAACTTGCTAATGTTGCTAATGCGTATGCTACTGCTAATGCTGATGCTGCTACTTATGCTGCTGATACTGATGCTGCTGCTAATGTTGTTAATGCGTATGCTGCTGCTTATGCTGCTGCTAATGCTGCTGATGCTGCTAATGCTGATGCTACTAATGCTGATGCTGCTGCTTATGCTGCTAATGCTGCTGCTAATGCTACTGATGCTGCTAATTCTTCAGACAAATATCTAAAACTAGTAGCAGACCTTGCCGTAGAAGTATTAAAAGAAATGAACTCTCCAGGATGTGCTTTCCTCTAAAGGTATTAAAACAAATGACATTTCAACATACTGTCTGGCAATGGTTTCTAAACGTATTCCCTCAAAAGAAATATAAACGCGTAAAGGTGAGGAATCAGATATTTCTTGAAGAAGCTCTAGAACTAGTGCAATCTACCGGATTCAAAAAGAAAGATTGCTATAAATTGATTGAGTATGTTTATAGTAGACCAAAGGGTAGACCATACCAAGAAGTAGGCGGAGTTCTAGTTACATTAGCAACGCTGTGTGAAATATGTGGGATTAATATGACAAGGTGTGGTGAGGTAGAATTAGAGAGAATCTCATCCCTTGAAGTCATTGAAAAAATAAGATCAAAGCAGAAAGAGAAAAATGATGCCCTCCGCAGCTAGCCTAACTCCAGAAAGTCGCTTCATTGCCCTATTTGTGGGCTCTAAACATAGTGGGAAAACAGTGGCAGCGGCCTCATTTCCAAAACCTGCAGAATTTCTGGACTTCGATCAAAGAATCCGAGGAATCCTAGGCGCAGAGTGGATTGAAAGAGACAAGATTTATTATGAAACATTTCCTCCCAAAGAACAAGGTATGATTGCAAGATTTAATAAACATCTTGAAACAATGATTGCACTTGCTTCTGCACGACAATTACCTCAACAAACTGAGGTTTTAGATTCTCTCACTTCAATGAATCATGCAATGATTTCACAAGCAATGAGTTTTACACATAAACCATCAGGGTCTAAGGATGGACCTAAGAGTGGAAAGTATATCGGACCTCTTGCAATGTCAGGTCCTGAAGATTATGGATTTGAAGCACAAGCAACTTATGATACATTATCATACTTGAGGAGTGTTCCAATCCCCAATGTAATTGTAACAGCCCACATTATTGATAGATACGGAAAACTAGATCCTGATAATGCTTTTAGTGAAAGTGTCATTATTGGACAGAAACTCTCATTGAGGGATAAGATCGCTGCAAATATTGGAATCTACTTTGACCATATCTTTAAGTTTGATAGAAGAATGGAAAACGGTATTGAGAAATTCTATGTTCGATTTAGAGATTCAATTGCCTGCACTAGTTATTCTCAGTTGGACGAACGTGAGCACGATATTACTGGGAAGAATTTCTATGAGTATATGATGGGACTGATCAGGAAGACTTAAGTTCCTTTGCCTCAAACCGAGTGTTGAGGTACCTATCAACCAACAAACTAATCAACAAAAAGGACTAACAAACAAATGCCAGTAATTAATCTAACACTTGGTGACATCAGCCGTAGCAAGGTTCTTGAAACCAATTGGTACAAAGCTACAATTAAGAAGATTCATCCTGCCGAAGCATCAAAAGATGGATCTTCTGTTAACTTCAAGATTACTTTCCTTATCGACAACAAAATTGCAGAAGGTAAGGAGATTGATCGTTATTACAATTCTAAGGCTATTGGAATGATTACACCACTTCTCGAAGCCTGTGGACTGAAAGTTGAACCCGGTGCAATTGATCTAGATCCTCTTGAAGGAAAACAATTGGATGTAAAAGTAGGAACTAAGACTTTTGAGGGACAGCTCTCAAATGAAATTACTGAGTTTCTACCTCTGGGAAAAGGGACATCCGGGCCGGGTTTCTAAATAGGTGATTTTCTGGAATCCCTCGAATGTACAAATAAGGGGGCCAAAAAAAGACAGTGTATGAAGTCTCGTAATAAACTTCTAGGGTACTATTAACCAAGGATTAGAGTTAATGGCTACCTAATCTAACGCTCAGAAATCCCAACGCCTGCGGGTTACAAAGGCGGTTCCAGGAAAACTAAAAACTATGAAACTATTTCTATTCACCACCCTAACTGCTTTTGTCCTATTCTCAGGCTCTTATTATCTTGCTGAAAAGATAATAATTCAGAGTTTAGATAATCCATCTCAAATCAAAACCTTAGAGGATAAGAACAAAGCTTTACTTGAAGCAGCAAAGAAAGACAAAGAAGTAATCGAATATTACCAATCAGTTCTTAGTCAAAAGAAATGTTTAGATATTTGGGTTCCATTGGGAAGGAAAGAAAAATGATTCAAATACCTGATGTAGATCTAGAAACAACAACAGAACTTCCAAAATATCTCATTCTAGATGAAATTGCAGAATCTACTATGCTCCTACACATGGAGGATATGTTCTGTGAAACAATCAAACAAAGGTACAAATTACTTTATTTAGTTAAAATAGAAGATAAATGGCAGGCCAGGTTTATTAAAAGAATTAATCCAATAAAGGAACTAAAGAATGCCAGAAAAAGTAGATCAACAGAAGTTTGACTCACCCTGGTTATATATCCAAACAACAGGAGAACTCTATCGCCCAGACGGTTCTCTTTGTGGAATAGGATATTCAGGAAAAGATGGAGCAATTGAAGGAAATGGGAAGAATAATCCTAACCTTCAACATGTGAGAAATGTAGGACCAATCCCCCAAGGATTCTACATGTTCTCAAACCCTATTGATCATCCAAAATTAGGGGCTTGTGCTATTTACCTAGATAACACGCCTTTCATACAAAATATTTTCGGGCGGGGAGCCTTTTATATGCATGGGGATAATAGAGATCACACAGCTTCTCTAGGATGTATTATTATGCCAATAAAAGTTAGAAAGGAAGTTGCTACTCAAGTTGGAAAGTATTTAAGAGTGATTAGGGATCTTGTAGGGAAGGTGTCATAATGAAACCAAAATATTATTTAGGTGACGCAGTATATGCTGAACTTCAGAATAGTAATTTAGTTTTAACAACAGAAAATGGTATTCATGTTACAAACATTATTATTTTAGAACCTGAAATTGTTGAGGCATTATTTAATTACCTAGGAGCGTCAAGTAGATGATGAGCATTCTATTATTTCTCCTTGCCTTTGTGTTTCTTTGGGTAATAATCTACTGGGTGTTTAAGGAATAAAAATATGAATAATCCCACAGTAATTATGTTACGTCCTGAACAAATTCTAACAGCATTAGAATGTTATCTTAGAGACCATAAAAAAATCAATAAATATGAAAAGATCTCTTCAATCCATTTAGATATGAGCCCACTTGGAATCATAGATGGAATCATTATTTTAGTTGGAGATAAAGAAAAAGAATTAGCCTCAGTTCTAAAGGAATAGAGAATGATCTCCGGCCACGGAAATACACAAGCAAAAGTAGTAATTGTAGGAGATGGGGGGTCACAAAGTGATGTAACTCAAGAATATGCATTGACAGGATATGTTGAATCAACTCTCCGGGATTTAGTAAAAGCCAATCATCTACATCTAGATGAACTTTATAGGACAGTTCTAATCAAAGAAAAGACACATCAACTAGATTGGGAAGAAAACATCTCCCTTCTAAGTGAACAATATAAGGAGATTCTAAAAAATGAACTCTCACAGATCCAGCCTAATGTTGTTGTACCTATTGGAGAATTGGCATTTCAGTACGTGTCAGGTTTGCAAGGAATCACAAAATTTAGAGGAAGCATATTAGAAGGCCGTAAAGAACTCATCGGAAAGCCTTTTAGGGTTATACCTGTTCTTGGACCAAGCCCCTACATTCAATTAGATGAAAAACAAAGAATCATTTCTCGCCTCGACTTCTCTAAAGTCTACTCTAACCAAGATAGAACAGATCCAATTCCAGAGTATGGTAATTGTTGGATTGCAAAAACTGCTGAAGCTTTTAATACATTCATAGGTAGAAATAGAGATGCTGGCCTACTTGTCTTTGATATTGAAACTCATTTGGATACTCCTGTTTGTATCAGCTTTTGCTTTGATGGTCAAGAATCGTGTGCGGTCCCACTCCTCGACAGGGATTTGTCGAAAGACAACAAGGTTCTTCTTTGGTATTCTGTGGCAAAAGTACTCGCCTCGCCAATTCCAAAGATCAATCAAAATATTAAGTTTGATTGGAAAAAACTAGCTCGCTATGGCTTCTTGATTAACAACGTAGTAGGGGACACGATGATTGCGTCCTCGATTTTATATGCTGAGTTTCCAAAGAACCTCGGCTTTTTAGCCTCAATCTATACAACAATGCCCTACTTTAAAGATGAAGGAAAAGATCTTGATCCATCTATGCATGGGCGGGAAAGACTCTATCTTTATTGTGCAAAAGACTCATTAGCGACCCATCAAATTCATACTCAACAATTAGTGGAGATGGATGAGACAGGGACTAAAAAAGTTTATGATAATGTAATAGCTCTTCTACCTATTTACAAGAAAATGGAAGAAGGGCTCTTAATTGATGATACTCAAAGACAAAGACTTATTGCTAAGTATGAATCTCTCTTCGAGATTTATCTATTGAAGATTCGTCATATCCTAAGTGACAAACTATTCAACCCTCTTTCCCCTAAACAAGTAAATAAATTAGTCTACGACGACCTGAAATATAAAACTGTGGTTGGAGTTAAGAAGAATAAGAAAACAGGTACACTGAAAACAGATGAGGAAACATTAGACCTTCTCGCTTGGGCATCAACTTATACATCTACAATGCCCGGCGCCGAATTACTAAAGGCCATTTCCGCATGTCGTAAGTTTCATAAAATTCTTGAGCTTTTAAACCTCCCCCTTCACCCAGATGGACATTTCAAATATGAATATAATTTAGGGGGGGCGGAGACTGGTAGAACAACATGTTCAGCATCTAGTGATTACCTACTACAGTTTAAGAATGGAAAGGTGATTGCAAAAAACATTGGACACTCTATACAAAACATTGGAAAACATGGGTTCATTGTTGACGAAACCCAGTATGGTACTGAGTTACGAACTATTTTTGTTCCTCATCCTGGTTATAGTTTTGTGGAATGTGATCTTTCCCAAGCTGAGGCTAGAGTGGACGCAGTCCTTTCTTCTGATTACGATATTTTACCTGTTTTTGATAATGGAATTGGTATTCATCGGCTTACTGGTTCTTGGGTATTTGATTGTCAGCCGGGGGAAATAAAGAAGGGAACTTCAGAGTATCATTTAGCAAAAACAGTGAGACATGCGGGGGAGAGGAATATGCGAGGGTTTAGACTACTTCTTATGATCTCAAGGCCCCTAAGAGAGTGTGATGCAATTTTAGAGAAATTTCATAAAAACCAATCAAACATTAGAGAAGTGTTCCACAGAGAGATTTTTGATGTTGTGAAAAATCAACGAAAGTTGGTAGCACCTAACGGAAGACAACGAGTGTTCTTTGGAAAAATAGATACTGACACACTAAACGAGGCAATCAGTTTTCTTCCTCAAGCAATTGTGGCAGATCAACTCAAATTTTCTCTAGTCAAGACTCTTAGTGAATTTCCTGAGGCCGTCCCTAAGGTAGAAGCACATGATGGATTTCTAGCAGAAGTGCCTACGGGCCGGGAAGAAGAATACGCACAAATTTTCAAGAGGAATGTAGAAACAGAGATTGATTTTAGAGCTTGTTCACTTTCTAGGGACTACAGACTTCTCATTCCTATGGAAGCACAGAGTTCATTAACTAATTGGAAGGAACTAAAGGACCTTAAAATATGAATCTAGATAAACACACACTAGATATGTTAAAGCACACGATTAAGTGTCAGTATAGGTTATCTGAAGGCGAATCTCCTTGTGATTATAATTGTGTTAAACCTGAAGCAATCCGGGATTCCGTAGGTTATCGCTACGACGTTCTCTATTGGAACTTCATTCATGCAATGGCAGAAATTGGTCACATTGGAGCAGAGAAATATGGAGATTTAAATTATCAACAATCAAAACTCCGGAGGGATAAATCACCAGTAAACCACATGGCTAACCATCTACGACAGTACATTAATGGAGAAAAACACGATAAATTAGGAGATAGAAAATATCAACTAGCTGCAATTGCTTTTAATGCTATGATGGAATTTTATTACTCGGAGAATAAGGATGCCTCAAGCCCAAAAATTGATCTGTGAACAATGCTCTAAGGCTTACTACGCGACCCGCGCCGATTCCAAATATTGCAGTTCTAAATGTCGTTCAGATAAAAGAATGGAGGATGCAAAGTTTGATCTTCCTGAAATTCCTAAAAGTGCAACCACTGGGATTTCTTTTAACGGGTTAAGGAATAAGTGGGTAGTTGTGTTAAAGAAGAAATACCTGGGGAGTTTTAATACTGAGATTGAGGCAGTTAAATTTTTACATGAGGTAAAAAATGTCAAACATCTTTGATAATATTGTTACAGTAGAAAGCCTAAATGAAATTCTAAAAAAACCATCTATACTAGAGATAGTTGGGCCATCAAAAAATGAATTAGCTATACTTAATAAGCTAGAACAATTTTATTCATTAGTATTAAATCCCTACCAAGCTAAAAATTTTTACGATATCCCATTTAGTATTGCTTGTGCTTCAATAACAATGTTGTTATTACAAAAAGGATTTGAGATGGGAAGGAAAAGTCATGAAACTTCAACTAGACCCAGCCACTCCTCAACAGATAAATTACATTGAGATTCTTTTGAATGATGTTCAAGTCTCCTATAATGCTCGAACCATCTATCTCTCACAAATGCATCAACGAGAAATTAAATACTTAGACCAATTAACAAAAAAAGAAGCATCCACAACCATCAATGAATTAAAAAGATGGAAAGAGACTCTTACTGCGCGAGGATAATGATTTTGATTTTTACGAAGGGATTAAAGTGCAGACAAGATGAACTTTTTGAAGTCCATCATGGAGTATACGAAACATTATGAATCTCCAACAAGTTTCTGGCGGTGGGCAGGAATTACTGCCATTTCTGCTGTAATTAGAGATCATGTCTATCTCCCACAGGGGGAAACAATAATATGCCCTAATATCTACACTCTGCTTCTAGCAAGCTCTGCGGAACATAGAAAAGGGCGCCCGATTGCACTTTGTGAGAAATTGGTAACTGCGGTAAAATCCACAAAGGTCATTTCCGGGCGGTCATCAATCCAAGCAATCTTAGATGAATTAGCAAGAGGGGAAACTGACAAAACTACTGGACATCTCATGAGAGGAGGTTCTGCCCTTTTCTCAGCTCCTGAATTAAGCGCGGGTCTAGTCAGTGATCCTGATGCGATTAAGATCCTCACAGATATTTATGATTTTAGACAGGAATATACTAGCAGATTAAGGGGGAGTGGGATCTTCAGGATTAAGAATGTTTGCTTCACTATGATGGCAGCATCTAATGAGGAACTTCTTAGGGATGTCTACGATACTAAGGCACTATTTGGGGGACTGTTAGGCAGGACTTTTCTAATCAAACCTGATGAGTTTAGAAAAGCTAATTCACTCTGGGAAGTGAGGGACACTGCTGAAACATTTAATGGATTAATTAAACTTTTGAAAGACGCGGCTACACTAAAAGGAGAATTTGAAGTTGAACCTTGTGCTCAAAAGTTATATGATAGTTGGTATGAACCATTCAGGGAAAGCTATAGGGGAAAATCAGATAAATCAGGTGTCTACGGTAGAATCCATACAAGTATACTTAAACTAGCTATGATACTTTGTGTGAATGAAACCTTGGAAAAAGTAGTACTTAAAATACACATGGAGGAGGCCATTGAGGAAGGAATTGGATTAATACCAAATTACCACAATTTTGTTATGGGAAACGCTAAAACACCAGTTGCTGAAGTTGCTACAATTTTAATTCATGAGCTATTTATAGCAAAAGACAAGACATTATCCAGGAGAATGATCTTGGGAAAACATTTTAATCAATTTGATTCAGAAATGTTAGACAAGGCCGTAATTACACTGGAACAGGGAGGAATGATTATTACACAAATGAGTTCAGAAGGAGGAGTTGCATATCGTATGACTGAGAAATGTGGGGACTTATTGGAGAAGGGGAAATGATAATTCCAAGTGCAAGAGTAGACCTGCTCTATGATTCGTTAGAGGTTTTAATTGGATCATTAACTTTCTCAGTTTTAATAGATCAAGAACAATGTGAGATTATTAGAAAGGAGATTTACGAAAAAGCAAAGAAGGTTGATGAACCAATAACAAAAGTAGATCTCATAGGTCTTTGGAAACTAAGGAATGGATCTTTTGCAAAGGTAGATATATATCATACAGAAATTGAAAAATTTGGAGGAGTTTTTCTTGAAAATAATACAAAAACAATTTCACTCTGGGATCTTCAAGGAAATAATATATACTCTGCTTCCGTAGATCTTATGAAAAGATGTCGAGGGGGAGAAGATACAAGTGAGAAATGGCCAACAATATGAAATTAACATATCTTGTATTCCCCAATGAGGTTCAGATCAACTATGATACTAGTATAATAGGGAATATACCATTTGGGAATAGTGAACAAAAAATTGTTATTCAAAATACTCTTGATCTACTAATACCCTTGATAGACGAACTTAATAGTAAGCTGGAGGAAAAAGAACCTATCATATATGAGATAATAACATTAGCTACTAGCGATTAGGAATAAATTCTCCATTCTCATTCAAGGTTCCCTTTACTTTCCCTTCTCTAGTATTTGCATAAACCTCGATGCCCCTCAATGAGCTAGCAAGAGCTTTAGCAATAAAACCTGCCTCGGGTAGATCTTTTGGTGTTTTGATAGCTGTTAGAACCATCTTTTGAGCTGCTGGATTTTTCAAAAGATGGTTCACAGCAGCTTCTCCAAAAACTATTGCACTCAATCCACCTGTAACAATAGATCCTGCAGTTGCCCCAAAGATACTTCCAGTTGCAATTCCTGTACCAATATTAAAAATTAACCTGTTTTTTGTATACTCAACAACACCAGGCTGCTTAGTTGGAATAGCATCTTCTAAAGATTTTAATTGATTCAGAAACGAAGTAACCTCTTTTAATCTATCTTTACCAATTGCCTCAAGATAAATATCTCTAGCCTCACCATTTAGCTCTGATAAAATCATATCCGGTTGAATAGCTTGAGTTTTGTTGCTAATTCCTTTTATGACTGCCCTATTTAACGCTAGTGATTCTGCAACCTCAGGCCCCGCGACCATTTTCAAATTGCGAACATGTGTCACATCACTAAGTACTTTATTTGCTAGCTTTCCAAACTCAACAGTACCCGCGCCGCCTTTTGAAAGTTGCTCATTTAAATCTAGTAGTTCTGCTGCAACAGGGTTCTCTCCAAATTTCTTAGCTATCTCTGTTTCAATTGGTTCTTTTTGAGACTTTATTATTTGAGGAATTGACGGAGTTTGCTTTCTTACAAAATCTTCCCCAGATCTATTTGCAATAGAATTTAGTAATCTTTCATTTGTGGAAAGACCTGTGGGCATATCTACTATAGGTTTCTTTATGTTTTCTAATTTAAGCCCTAGCTCTTTTCTTAATTCACTTGCACCCTGTGCCGCTTTCGTTAATTGATCTACTTCAGAACTCCTAAATCCTTCAATTCCCTTGGCAAATTGTTGAGCTGCATCTTTAGCCTCTAACTGTTTTACAGCAGGGAATGCAAACTTAGTCTTAGCTAAAAACTTGCTAAGCATCTGTTTAGGGCCACCTGCGAGAATCTTTTCAAGTGGGAGAAAATTAAATGCTGTGTCAACTCCTGCTTCAACTGCCGAAGGTGGTTCCCCAAATGATTGAGGATCAAGATTTTTTAATCCATACCCAAGAAAATTACCTGCTAATGCTCCAACCGGCCCACCTAGTAAACCACCAGAAATTGAAAGTGCAGCAGGAGCAGCTTTTAGTGGAGATGGGACTCCCTCAAGATTTGGAGAAGTGATAGGTTTCTCAATTTGGCCCGGAGCAGTAAATACCTTAGGTTGTAGAGAAATAGCTTGCTCAATCTCCTGATCAGACATAGTGTCAGGAAAGTCTACGTCCCCTACTCCAGGAATATTAATAGTTTTAGCAGGCATTACTGTTCCTCAATCTTTCCTGTTTTAGGATTGTAGACTTTTCTCTTAGGGGTAGATTTAGAAAGCTTGCTAGGATCAATTTCTCGATTAGAAAGAATAGCAGATTTCTGATCCTCAGGATATTTAGCAAAATTTCCACTTAACTTAGTCCGATAGTAATCCTCAATTTCAGCAGCTCTACTCAAGTTGTCTTTATAGGATGAGCCAAGCCTAAAAATTCTAGACTGAGCATATTCCCTATCCTTATTCGAGAATGCCCCCTTATCAACTCCTTCATATCTCGCAAGTTGTCCTGCAAGATTATCAAGTTCATCTTTAATCACCTTTGCAGGTCCCACCCCAATAGCTAACTTTCCAGTACTTCCAATTCCACCTTTAGGTCCATCATAAGAATACTCTGCAAGCTGCTTAGATAGATCAGCAATTCTCTGAATCGTTGGGTAAACGTCAAGTGAATTAGCATCTCCTTTAGAAATAGGTGTCCAGTCCTTAGGAAGATTAGAACGAACCACTCCCTCATATTTTACAGGAACAGGTTTATTCCCCGTGATATACGCATCATTAATGAAACTTTGTACAATCCCCTCATTCTCACTCCCCCCAAGAGCAAGTCTTGTCCTTGCTGCAACCTGAGCAGTAAACCTATCAGTTGCATCTCGCATTTGTGCAATCTTTTCCTGAGACTGAATCTGTTCTCTAGTCCTTAGAAGATCAGATGCTTCATTTTCTCTTTGAAGGGTTTGACGAATTTGTCCTTGTCTAAGATCTTGCTCTTGTTCAAAAGGTGCCCTTGCCTGAGCCTGAGATTGAGTGATTGCCCCGGCTTCTTGAGCCTTTCCAGAGATAATATTTTCTAGAGTAGGAAACAAACTAGGATCATATTGATTTCCAGTTAGAGGATCTTGAATTCCTTGCTGAACAGAAACACCGCCCGGCCCCATTTCAAATGTACCAGGAATTGCCGAAGGTTGAGGTTTTGCCCCACCAGCGATTGCTTTACTAAGACTTTCAAATCCTTTTGCCTTTGATTCAAAGCTGTGTTGTTTCAGTAGAAGATCAAGCCTAGTTTTATCGAGATCATTTGCCTGTTGAGCAAGTTCTGCCCTCTGCTTCATTGCCTCCCGGTCGATTTTCTCTTGTTCAAGATTTTTTCTCTTAGCTTCTTCCTGTTGAAGCCTTGATTGCTCAAGCTGTTGCCCTTGAACATATGCTTGAATAATTGGATGAATGTAGTCTGCTGGATTATTTGATGCCATTAGAATCTCCTAAACATTCAAACCACTACTAGACCCACCACCAAAAGCTTTTAGAAGTTGAGGAAGTGTAAGGGCAAAGCCAGAACCAAGCCCACTAAACAATCCACCAAGTTGATTTCCAGGGATTTGTCCTGTTCCAGTAGTTGTTCCACTCTGATTCTGACTAAATATATTCGTACCTGTTTGTCTAGTCGCCGTGGGAAGTGCTCCAAAACCAGAGATTAGATCTTGAATATTCTTATCCTCAAATTGTTTTTTCAATAGCGGGATTGTATTTAAGAAGTCAGTACTCTGAGCAACTCTATCATTCTCCTGTTGTGCTGAAGCCGAGGCCGCCGCGGGAGAATAAGATAGACCTCTCTGGGACATGATATTTGACAGAAGTTGAGACTTTATATCCGAGGCCCGATTAATATTCTTCAACCCTCCAGCTTCATAGCCCGATAAATCGGCGGGACCAGCATTGAACTTATTAATCAATGCATCTGTAAAAAGTCTAGAAAGATCTAATTGTCCCTGACTCAATTCTGGCGAGGATAAGTTGTCATAAGACGAAGATCCCCCAGAGGTTGAGTTTGATGTAGATGTTGATTGTTGCTGTTGTTTCCTCCCACCGAATAATCCAGCAAGTGCTGAGATCCCGGAAAGTGCTAGAGGAATTGCTAACGGAAATGGCATTTCAATTTCCTTTCTTATGCTTCATAAAGTTTCCAACCACCGCCAAGTAGTGCCCCACAAATAAGAAGTTCAAAGCCAGTGCAATGAAAAATTGAGTCAATCTCTAATGTTTCAAGAGCAGTTATATAAATCCAACAACCGCTGGGTAGTCTAATAACTCCAATAGTATGAACAAACTGACTACCATCTTCATCCAAACCGTTAGGAGGTGGATTTAATCTTGCATCATAAACAAGAGTCGCTGTTCCCCAGCCAGTACCATCATTTGAGTTTGACCAGAGTTGATCGTCAACTGCTGAACCGTCCCCAAAAATATATACTTCCCAAGTCATCCAAAGGGTATTATCAGAATCAGCATAAAGATTTAAATACTGGCTCGCATTATCACCAATATGGTCCCCTGGGTCCCAGTCTTCAACAGTTACACCTAGTGTATTAGGATCAACTGAAATAATAGCTTGAATATTTGCATCATTATAATTGGTTAAAGCAATAACATAATCACCATTCCAGTAAACCATTGGACTGGTTGAAATAAATGCAGGTGCCCCAGCGGCGGATAGATTATAAACTAATGTAGGAGTATTAGGTGTACCACTTCTATCTATCTGTAAGTAATACACTCCGCCAGTTGATGGACTTGATGCTGTATAAATAAAATAAAATAAATGAAGGATATCTGTAGTTAAATCAACTAATCCAGATAAAATCCCGGCATACTCTCCAATAGGAGATAAAGATAGTATTAATTGTTCAGTAGAGAATGTACCAGACTCAAAAAGTTGCCACCAAATCCCTTTCGTTGGATTTACTTCAATTGTGATTGCACCACTAGAACCATCTGAGAACTGAAACACATCACGGTTATACGGCCACATTCCATAAGTATGGTCTGTAGAAACTGAACCATAAGTATCTGTACTACAATTAAATGCAATATGAAATAAATGTGCACCCGTGCTTAAAAGCTCCCCAGCAATAAAAATATCAATAATCCCAGTAGATTCATTGAATGTAGCTAATGGGGTATAAAATGATAGCTCCCAATTTGGTTCTCCTACCTGATGTTGCCTTGTCCAATTCCCTCCGGAGATACTTCTTTTAAAAACCCGTAAAGTTCCATTTCCGGGAACACCATCAGTGTTTGAAGAAAATACTACATAGATGTAATTTCCATATTTCCAAGGACCAAATCTTGGGTTATTTAAAGCCTTTGATGAAGAACCTCCGGCGGGTGATGCTCTTGAAAAATCAACAGGATCAATTAAAATAGGAGTATCTGAAACATAATGCATCTAATTATGATCCTCAGGAGTATCCACTTTCACCACAAGTCCAATAGAGACAGAGGTTGCCCCGCCAATACTTAAAAGTGTAGGATAAATAACATCGTGTCTTGAAAACTTAGGTACCGGATTTCTAAATGTAGAAGTGAAAACCCTCAGCGACTGTCCTTGTAGTAGTACTAGTGGTTCTAGTGTAGGAAGAAGAAGAACTCTCTTTAATGGATCATTAAGAATCCCACTCTGTGAATATTCAATATTAATACTCAAATCATCACTAGTAGGTGCTCCTCTAGCAACCACCCAAAGTTCAACAGGTGAACCTTCTCTACCTGGCCCAAAACAATATGCTTCGGGGACATCATCAATCGTTGGAGTTTCTTTAGTCCATACAATCGTAAAGTGTTGAGGATTATGCCTAATAGAAACAGGCTCATTCTTCAATTGTTTCAACGTTACGTAGTCGTTGGGGTCCACAGCAGGAGCAGCATTTTTAATTCTTAGTCCTCTAAAATCCCAATCTTTTGTGGAGAGGCGGTCCTTCCAATCAAATACTTCTTTCAAAATTATACTAACGTCTTCAAACCCTCTTACTGCTCGCATAGCATCTCTCGTGAAATGAAAGTCCGTTTACTTTAACAGATTGTCCTAAAATCTCATCCCCACATTTTTGACATCTGGGAAATTTCCTAGGTCCCTCAGGAACTCTATAGAACCCATACTTAACGTTCCTGATATTTGCATTTTCTTCTATGAGATTCTTTGCCATTGATTATCTGTCTCCATTCCACTTAGAGCTACTTTTATCCAAAGATCATATCTATGAAAAGGCTCTTCGGTTGGACCAAGAATTACTCTCACAACACTTGTGTTAATACTCTTAGGTAAATTGATATGGTAAATATCATCAACCCCAGGTATAACTGGTATTATTCCTTCCCAAAGATAAGGTCCTGTATAATTTGGATGAGATACTTGTTCATCCCCCAGGAGTTTAATTGGAATAGATGTAGTTCCTAGGCCGGCAATCAATTTTGTACGAATCGTGAATAGTTTACCTATTCGATCAAATCTTAAGATCGGTAATTGGTCATATTTCTTAGGAACAGGGAGGATTTCTACATTCTCAGGTTGTCCAAAACCATAAAATTCAAAAGGGTCGCCGGAGGGGGATTTAAGTGTTCCTCCAAAGTCTGTTCCAAACACATCTGTTGTGAAATAGTGGTAAAGAGTTTGCTTCCTATTAGACACTAACGTGGTTGCAGACTGCACAACTCCATCCACGATTGGTGTAAATTCAACAGGGAATCCATAAGTATCAATGATGATTGGAATTGTTCGTATTCTCTTTTTGGCCGCCGCTCCGAAATTATTAAATGGAATGTAATAAGATTCTAAACGTGGTGGGAGAACCTCAAGCTCTTGAGGAATAATAACTCCGTAGAACTCGAAAGGAGTATCTGCTAAAGTCTCAAGAGTTCCACCAATATCAATACCTACAATATCACTGTCAATGGGAAAGAAATACTCTACAGTTCTCTTCTCAACTGTTGAAAATGTCAAAGATGGATAATTGACTCCATCAATCTTTGGCGTGAATCTTACATTAACTCCTCTAGTATGTATTTGAAATTTATATGAAGTATGTCTTTTCCTGTTAGGAGAGCCATAGTCATTCGCTGGAATAATGAGAAATTTAGTTGGGGTGGGGAGTTTCTCAGATACAGTCTCTTCAAGATTTAACTGATAATACTCAAATACCCCACCACTTAAAATCCCACCAACATCAGTAGCAATCTGCTCATCCGTAAAGAAATGAATATATGTAAGCTTACCATCTTTGTTTACCATAGTACTAATTTTAGCACTGTTGTCCAAAAAAGGAGTAAACTCAATATTATTCCCCAGCGTATCAATAACAAAGGCATACGCTATTACCCGCTTTCTTGAAATAGTACCAAGATTTGAATTAGGTATTCTAAGATAATTTAGCTGTTCAGGCCGGGGGTCATACTCAATTGTTAGTTCTTGAAGTTCGAAAGTTTCAAGAATGTTAGCTGATTCAATCTTTATTGCATATCTGAAACCTAATGTGATTCCATCAAGTTTGAAGTAAGAAGTTCCATGAGATGCTTGTTGAAAACTTCCAAGTACTACAAAGGCCCCACCATCCTTGGTGATTGAAACAGTACAAACTTGATTACCTGTTGTTCCTACCAATTTCAGTGTGAACGTATCTTTGCGATTCCTTGGTTGTTGGTTATGATCAAAAACAGTGAGAAAGAAAATATTCTGACCAGTGGTACCATCTATATTAGTACCACTTTCAAGTTCACGGAGAAAATTCCCCGAACCTCCACCATACCCAGCAAAGACTCTATCAGATTCTGTTGCCCACAAACTAATAGGATCAGTGTTTTGTAATCTTACAGTTTTGTTAATTAGGTCAAAGATAAAAAGCCGGCGGGTTCCATCTTGGTGTGGACAAACAAAATAAATCTTATTTCTTCCAATAGTAATAGGATACTGAGTTCCACCACCAGGAAGAACTGCAATAGGAGGAATTCCATGTCTTGTCTGTCCTGCAAATAAATCTCTAAGTTGAGGAGAAAAATTAATGGAATTAGATCCAGTAGTTACACGAATCCCATCCGCGCCCACATAAAAAATCTGACCATTTGAAAACCCAAAGGAATGCGCAAGGGGCGGGTATGCCTCACCAATCCGTCTAATAAATGCATCAATTGTTCCGTCGGGGAGATCTAACAAAGTTCCACTAATCTCATAGAGATCCCTGGATGTGCCTACCATTAACGTGTTATTTGAGATAGTTTTAATCCAAAGATTCTTTTCTGCTGCATCTCCACTAAGTCTAATTGTATACCGAGTATCAACAGAATCAGGGTTCAACCTTTCTGAGAGATAGATATAACTATTCGTTAAATAGAGAATCCTTTCATTGTAAAGTCCCTCAATCCCTAGGATTGCTTCAGGAATATTAGCAACAGATTCAGTATAGAGATTTGCAGAAAGATTTAGAAGGATTGCATCAATCTCAGAAAGAGTATCAGAGATAGACCCGCCAGGAGTAGTTGTCGCAACTCTGAGATATCTTCCATCTCCTCCTTCATCAGACTTTCTTCGATAGATCCAAACTTCATTTACTTGAGCATCTGAGACAGCCGCCGCAGTAATATTTACCCTACCATTAATAATGGTGACTTTTAAACTCGACGGACTTACTTTAGACTTACCAATATATCCCTGAGCAGAGTTTACATTTACCTGGAGATAATCAAATACTCCAGTAAGTTGCCCAAATGCACCACCTACAAATTTCTGTCCACCCGCTGTAAATGCAACATCAGCGATTGCCTCCGCCGAAAATTGAATAGATGCAACATTTCTCCAATCAAGGTCTGTTGAGGAACCCTGTCTTTGGAAGTCCTTCCTTTTTACATTGAGGGTGGATTCCGCATCAATACCTCGTTGAAATGGTCCATCTTCTACATCCCATTCAAACCAATAATAGTTCTCAATATCAAGATTTATTTGAACTCGAAATTTCTTAAAAAGGGCATTATCGTAAAGTTTTACAACACAAGTAAAAGTATCTTCATCAATATCGTGATTTTCAGGAGCTTCAATATTAGTTGTATCTGTTGCAAACTCGCTTAGGATCACCCCCCTTAGTGTAATTGCGTCTACATTAGTTTGTGCGGCATCACCAAATGCTACAAAATCATGCCCTTCAATAGATGTCCATCCCCCCCAAAGATTCAACTCCGGTTGTGAGATACTTGTAATCTGGGGGGGTGCTGTAGATTCTTGGATACCTAAATTTTGTACAATAGTACCACTATCTTTTTTCCTCTCACTCCCCGCACAAATCAGTACTTTACCAAAGGCCGATCCGTAGGCAGCTTTGTCCCCGCCATTTGAGAGAACCTCAACAAATGAGATCCCTCCATCTTTTGACCGTTGTACTGATTTTGTTTGTTGGTTAAGACTAACCCAGATACCTTCAACATTACCAATTTGCTGAGAGTAAATTGTATCCACATAATCAGAAAATGCAGAAGCATGTGTTTTCTGAATCCCACGAACAAGACTTAATGCACCATTATTTTCCTGGTGCAAATTGTCCATTCGCAGTAATCCACCAGAATCTCCATTTTCATCAGAGTATGGGGTCCAACCAAGTGGCCAATTTACTCTCGTTAAATTCATCGAGGAACGTCTCCTAGATACCTTCTCAGATAAGCAATTAAACTAGTTGAATTAAAATCACCAATTGAATCTGAGAAATTATTAGCATTGTCACTTATACTGATAGTTAATTGCGCCCCTGCTGAGTTCACGGCAGCATCAGTTTGAGTAAATTGATCTGCAAAATTATCTAAAAGAAATGAAGCCGTGATTCTAAGTGCATCTGCTAGATTATTCACATCCCCGAATGCGAGCCGATGTAGAAATTGAGCTTGGAGATCATCGGTGAAAAGAAACTTATCCTTGAATTCAGGTAGTGAGTATTTAATTATCCTGGCAACAAAGTCTGACCAGTTTAATCCTATAGAATCTGCAATTTGTAAAGCTGGCCCACCTGCAACCAAAAAATCATCAACATGGGCTAAGGTATCAGATGCTGTTCTTGTTAAGCTCATTTCTTAATCTCCGACATTGCTCCTTGTGGAGGTTCCTTTGTAGCCCGTAGAATCATATTATAACCAGAATGTTCCTCATTAATCAATTTAAACTTATTCTTTGTAAATTCTAGTTTAATGATTTCAGGAGTTAATCCGGTGTAATGAAAGTCTTCAGGATATGATTGCGCACCATAAAGAACATTCATAACATCTTTGCTTTTTGGATCAAAGTTCTTGATTGCCCACTCAATATTAGGGAGAGATAGCATAATATCCCCGCCGGGTTTTACAATTCTCATCCATTCATGAAGCACACTTTGCCATTTCGCACGGGGAAAATGTTCAAGTACGTGAGAGGAAAATACAAGATCAAATTCATCATTATCAAAAGGAAGATTATCTACACTACAACGATAATCAGGAGTACAATCTTCCCGGATATCTACTCTAACAAGAGTATAATCTGGGAATTGATCTGCCCTGTCAAGCGGACCACACCCAACATCTATTGCCTTTTTTAGTTTTCCCGGTTCAACAGCAAGTTGTCGAAGGGGCAAAGAACCTTTAGGTAGATTATAGATTTTATTATTGTAAACATCATGATGGTCACAAATGACAGAAGCATCACAATAGATCTTCCAAGCGGTTTCCCCAACAGCTTTTAAAAACCAAAGATCCTCAGTCCAAAGTTCTGCTGCATTCTTTCCATCAAGAAATAAATCAGTATCAACAGTTTTGAACCAAGGCTTAGGAATATCCTTCAGCATATCTACGCGAATTAGAGTACAATCCATACCAAGACCGGAGCATTGAAAAAATTCTCCAACTTTCCAATCCCAGTAACTCCCACGACCATTGTCTTTAAAAACAAGCGGGGCAGGAGGATTTGTTTTAGAGCAGTAAACCCCGCCAACAACTCCAATTGTTCCATCTTGTTCCATTCTATAAATTAATTGACGAAGCGCGTGGGCCGGAGGAACTGTATCATCCCCAATAAAAAATAAGTATTTTGCTCCAACACTAATGGCAAATTCAGCCATTTCGTTTCGAGCCTCAGCAACAGGTTTTCCACGAACCATATGAAAGTTCGTATTAAAATTAATTGGAGGGGACAATTGTTTGAAAGCAAAAGCCCACTCCAATGGCACGGGACGACCTAAAGTTGGAAGACCAATAACAAGCCCAGGACCAGAAGAATTTTTAGTAGTCAAAGATTACCTTTTCTTTTCAACAGAATTTCGTAAAAATTTTAAATCAGAAGAGATACTAATTAATTCTAGTTTTAAATCAAAGAACTGCTCTTGCAGATTTGCAAGATCTTGAGCATTCTTATTTGTCTGCATTGTTGTAGAACCAAGCTCAGCCTTTAAGCTAAAATAACAAAAGAGCACTGTCCCAATTACTATAATAACTTGATACCAAGAGCTAACTGGCAAGCTGACTCTAGTTTGTTCATCTATCTCAGATTCGTTTTCCACTAAACCCCTCTTTTAGTTTTAGATTGATCCCCCTTAATTCGAGATCGTGTAAGAAATAGAAAGAGTGTTGGATGTAGTTTTATTAAGTGTTGCAAAAGTGGCCCGAGCTATCATCGTGCCGGCTGAAGAAGAATTAAACAATCCAACTTCACCTAAAGTCGTATTTGCTTCATTAGTATTGAAGCTAGTTTGTGACTGCCAAGAAGGGGGATTAGAGGTTAAATTAGCGGTGCTAAATGTTCCAATTGCCTTCCTTGTATTTTCAGTCCCAAGAGTAGTATCACCTGTTGCAGGAGCAGTGGTATTTGTCCCCACAGCAAGATGAGAAATTGTTTGAGCTGTTTGAATGTCAGTGGATTCCAATTGTTGAAGAATCCAACGTCGGCCCGAGGTTACTACCGTATTCTCAATTTTTCGTTCTTCAACTAGATTTCCTTGAAGATCACAAACGTGAATCCTTAAAGAACCTCTAAGTTTGATATAGTCCTGAATCTCTGGTGTGTGCATTCTATCCCTTTCAATAGTTAGATGGTAAACGCCATTTGTCCCGTGATGTGTTTAAGGATCTTGAATCTTCTCGACCCAAAGAATATCTTTTTGAAACAAAAATGTCTGAATTAAGTTTAGAAAATTTTTCAATATAAAAAGAATATTTGCTTTTTTGATAAGCCGCAGCTCTAGAATCTTGGCCCGGCCCCTCAGCAGAGAATGCTTTCCAAAGGACGTATGCTTTTACAGTACGTCGATAAATATAATCAGGAAGTTGATACTTAGGATCAGTTCCATCAATGTTTCTAAAACAACTAATCACAACATTCGTATCTACACCAACCCCATAAACATCTAAACCATCAATCAAGATGTCTTCATTAGGAACGGGATAAAACCGTAAATCCCTAATATTCGTTGGGTGTAGGATATAATATCTTGGTAGTCCTGTCGGGGTTTCGTACTTGTTCGTAGAATCTGCATAGGCAAACTGTGGATCTAAATCACACATTTCCTGAAAAGTCAGTGGGTCTAATTTTCTACCTTTCCAGGTTACCCGCCGGATTCTAGAATTAGTCACGGGAAGGGTGTAGACTGAAAGTCCAGAGGTAATCTGAATAGCATATCGAAAAAACAAACAATTGATTCGATTGCAAATATCCTGCTCAGCATCTGCTCTCAGCCTATCTAAATATACATCATCCCAAATCATGGCTTTAACCTTGGTTCTCTATCAGGATCTCTTTGAGATTTTGCCCAAACATCAAGACGGTTACTTAGATCAATATAATTCTTGAATCTTTCTGAGGCTTTTGTCCATTCCTGTTGTTGTTCCAACAAATCCATAGCAGCATATTCTTCTAATGCAGTGATAAAATCAGAATTAAACTTGATTGTATCATCAACGGTTAATGACTGTGCGGCCGCCCGATACATTACAAACATATCACCATAGTTAGGAATTGAAACCCTGGGATGAATTGCAGTGTATCGATAACTTACAACTGAAAAGAATTCAGGTTGACCATTGATTGTTTCCCAATCATTTCTAAAATCATTGAAAGCTAAAAGTGAGCGGGGTTTCAACCATTCTCTAGTTACTGTATTATAGATAGATGTGATAGCAACTAAATCAGGGATGAGTTCTTTAAAATCATAGTAGATTAATTTCTCTTCAAATGGCAAAACCGCAGTTTTTAAGAGAGCGCCGGTTGACGCTACAATCTCATCATAGCCATCTTGTATAGAATCTTGGAGATCCTGTGGAGTCCAAAATACCGGATTATCAATTGTTTGGCGGACTCTTTCCATTATTTCTCCTATTGTGAAAATTCCCTGTAAAAATGGAACAATTACAGGAGAAGCTAAATCATCACTAAATACTAACGTATCTGCAAAAAGTTGAGATAACTGTAAGATGAAACCTAGGAGGTCAACAGATGTAGAATCATTCTGTTGAAGAAAATCAGAGAATTCTGTTAACTGATAGTGAAGGTTTAACCTAATTTCATCCTGCTGTTCAAGAGAATCTGCAACAACTAAAAAGTGCCGAAGGAGAGCTTCTAGATTATCATTTTGTTGAATTAGATCTGAAAATTCAAGAGCTGCTCCTAAAATTTTTGCAAGGTCATCATTAAAAACTAAGGTGTCAGAACGTGCAACCAAGAACCCCAGCGCCGGTGAAGTTACGTCAGTTTGTCCAATCGCGTCTGAAAAACCTAAAAGATTACCAAGAAGATTAGCAAATGAATCATTCTGAATTACTTGATCTGCAAAGTTTGTTAGATATGCAAATCTAGCCTGAAGATCATCATTCTGTGAGATCTGATCTGAGAATGAAAGCAATGAGCTAAAAATTAATTGAAGGCTATCACTTTGAGAAAGTTGATCTGCAATATTCTTTACGTACCCATAAACTACACGAAGTTCATCACTCTGGGCCGTTTGATCAGAAAATGAAATTGGAAGATCAACTACCCCACCAACTGTATCTAATGAAACAATAATGGCATCGAGTTGGGTAGTAATGTCACTAAATAAAATCCTATACTCATAGATTAATCGAATTGCATCTTGAATATCTAAGGAGTCAGAAAATGGTAAGAGATAACCATAAAGTAGATTAATTGCATCTGATTGAGAAAGTGTATCAGAGAATGACTGAGCTTGTAGTCCAAGTAAACTAACAGCTATTGCATCAAGGTTTGTCTCACGTTGAACCAGCTCAAAATCATCAAGATCTGTTGTGAGGGGAGCACAATTAATAGTTACTCCAGAATATCCTCCGGCAGAATGAGTTGAATCTGTTGTTTCAAGGATTAAAGTACTATTAACAAAAACTTGGATTAAACTGTTTTCAATTTTAACTTTAATTCTATCTCCAGAGGAAAGACTTAAGGTTCCAGTTGAAACTAAATCTGTTGGAATTCCCGAGCTATATCGAACAATAGTTGCAACATATGAGGATAATTCTCCAACAAATTTAACCGCATACCCATTAGTAGTTGTTAAGTTGTACCTAATGAATATGATTATTGTACTAGAAGTAAAAAAATCAATTACTACAAAACTGGCTGTTTGATTAACTTCTTGCTCAACAATTGTGTAGTAAGCTGTACCGGAGCCAATTGCACTAATCTTATTACTATTTATCTGAATCCCAGAATTATTCCAATCAGAACCCAGCGATGCTCGGTTAAAATCATCCGTGTAAACTTTCTCATAAGTTCGATCATTTAATGAAAGAAGATAATTTAGATTAATTAGAAGGGCATCAAGCTGTGTTGTTTGGTCGCTAAAGCTAAGTAGATATCTTAAATTTAATAAAGCCTCATCAGAAAATGTTAATTGTTCATTTGGCTCCCAACGATGTCCAAATATTAGTTGAAAAGATTCACCATAGTTATTTATACTATCTGAAAAATTCTGAGAAATAAATCCAAGAATTGCAAGAGCAAGATCATCACTTTGAGATAACTGATCTGCGAAGGCTTTAAGTAATCCTAGATTAATTATCTGTGCATCACTTTGAGATAGTGTTTCAGAAAACGTCAGTCGATGTTGTAGATTAAATAGTGCTTCATCAGAGATTGAAAGCTGCTCTGAGGGTTGCCACCTATGACCAAATATCTTTTCTACATTCTCTCCATAATTATTTAATGTATCAGCTGGCTGTTTAGCATAGCCATATGCAACTACTGCTGCATCACTTTGATTATTTATTGTATCTGAGGCAGTTTGATTGATTGGAGTTGCTGAGGTTGCTTGTTTATATGTTGCAATTGCAGCTGCCCAATCTCTAGAGTTTAATGTTCTAGTAAGAGTTGCAGTATATGCCGCTGCTGAGGATACAATTCTATAACCAAAATTTATAGTAACATTTGTTGCAGCACCACCGCCAGTAGTTCCAGCTTCTCCCAGTTCTGTAAAACTATTTTGCCATGTTCCATTTTGGTCTCCTCCAGGACCTTCCCACCCTGCTGCGCCAATACAAATTTCATCAGCTTGTGAGGTTGTGGCGGTTGCTCCCGAAGATGCAGAAAGTGAAGAACCCGTGCCAGTCGAAGATTTATCAAATGGTGAAGAAGTATCTGCTCCAGTAACTACCCCAGCATACATTGCTGCAGATTGAGATGCACCTAATTCAATGGTAATTTTTGCCCCCGAAGCACTTGTGTTTGATACTACTAGTGAAAAAATCCTAGTAACCACATTTCCAGAATTATTTATAGAAACGTTTATATTAAGTGCTTGAGTTGCAACTCCATTATATAAATAATCTGCAGAGTTATAACCAGTGACATCAGCCGCAGCAACTACAATAATTAAATCTCCTGCAACTACAGCGCCCACTCCAATATTGATGGTTAATGTGGTTCCCTTAACATTAGTCCCACCAAGAGATGTAATCGCAAGAGCCATAAATTATCTATGCAGGCCAGCGAGCATGAAGTTCAATACCAAGCAATTTCCACTCTGTAACCCCGTCTTCAGTCACTTCAGTCATCTTCACAGTATTATTAGGAAGATTAGAAACAACTGTTTGATTTGCTGGACAATCCACACCAACAACAGAAAACCCATTCACAGGAGGATTAAGCAATACTTCCATATGTGCTGGAAATGTACTATTATTAATTACTCTACCACGTGTAATCTGTCCATTAGCGTCATTCCAGTCAATCTGAGTAACTACTAATCCATTAGCAAATGACGCGATATCAGAGGTTTGTTGAGCCATTTAGTCTCCTAAGCAAAGATTTCTTTATGTACTAATTCTTCATAACCAATCTCAGGTTTTCCTGCCTTCACTGCACAAATAATAGTGTTAAAATCATCTCCAGTTTCAGGAAGCATCTTTTCGACAATAAAACTAAACTCAGTTAATTTTAGAGAAAGATAAATTTTATCTATAGCTGCCACATGATAATCTCCAGGATAAAGTTGTCTACCATAAATAGTTGCCTCCCAAAATTCACGTTTCCCTGATTTATTATCTAACCAATTTTGGAGAATCCTTCCAAATTCTGGGTAAGAGACTAATAGAATTCCACCAGTCTTAAGTACTCGGTTAATCTCTAAAAACAACCCACTATGATATCTTTTCTCTATATGTTCTATTGTATGGAAGAGGTATACCTCATCAACAGAATCATTTTCGAAAGGAAACTTTCCACGAATATCAAATTTCATGTCAGGATTTACTTCATCTGACATATCCACATTAACTACATCAGTAAGTTTAGTTGATCCACAACCGAGGTTAAGTTTCATTTAACTACCTCTTTTACCATATTGAGGTAATTTTGACCCCGATCCCTTTGATGCTCCTCAACTTGTGGCTTATAGATTTCTTCGTAAAAATCTTTATATGCATCCCTATTATCAGGGTCCATGTATTCTGAACCAAGCTGATGCCCAGTTTTTACAAGTGGATCAACAATGATTGAACATTCTGGATCAACCTCGCGAGCTTTAAGGCAGAAATAAATGTCCTCAGTATTATTTAGTCCAGTTATGAAAAACGGCGGGGGTACCTTCTTCAACAATGAACATTTAATGAGACAAAACGAGAACCCCACCGCATCACATTCAATCAACCCGGCTTCATTTAGCTTGTAATCATTATAATATTCGAGATGTTCTTTTTTCTCATCAAACTTAAAGAACATATTATTAAATGGATACCCACGGATAATAGTCCATCCTGCAGCAATATCCGCATTTGCATCAATTAATCTCCTAAGCCCATCAGTTGGAACAAGAACATCATCATCCAAAAACAGGAGATAATCGCATTCCTGCTCAAGGGCAGTCTTAGCAGATTGATTTCGAGCCCGATCTATCGAGGATCTATTGGGTGTATAGAAAATAAATTTATCATCAGGAAATTCCTTTCCCAACCGGTACCAAAACTGACAATGATTAGAATAAGCTAAGGAGTCTACTTTAGTAAGAGTATTAACACAAACAAAGATTTTCATTAGTGTCCTTTAAAAAGTGGGACTCTTTGATTTCTCGCGGAGTCCCTTAGGTTTTCTACGGAGGAAAGAGAAATTACATGGCTCTCAAAATTACTTTTTGTGCAGTAGAAATACTCAAACGAGTATCACTAGTTGCAGAAGCAGAAGAAGCAGCAGAAGCAATTGATTCACCAAGAAGTGCAAATGGTAGGTATGCTGTTGCACCAACAGATGCTGCATTAGATACCATTGCATTAAATGCTGTATCTATAGCAAGCAAAGCTCCTTGAGCAACTGAAGCAGCAGAAGCCCAAGAATCTGTAGAAGCAGCCCGAGTTTGACCACGATAAAATACAGCAGCAGGGTGAAATCCATAAACCATGGAATTACCAAAGTTTCCCGTTGCAATATTTTCAGTAGCTACACCAAAAAACAAAGAGTGAGCTTTTGTAGCCCCGCCTGTTCCAGGCAAAACTACAGCAAGTCCATCATCTGTACCATTCATTACAAGACAAACAGGTTGTCCTGCATTAATAGTAGCAGATGCTTCAGCGTTTTTAATTCTAACTGTACCGCGTTCGGGTTTGTTATTGTTGTTTTGATTAAAGTTCATTGTGAGTTCTCCTTAAAATCATCCAAATCCTTTAGGTTAGAGTCCTCGCAATATTACCCATAATCCCTTGTTTACGGCGATTAGAAGTAGTAATTGAACCCATCCAAACCATGTGACCAAGGCGAGAATCACCATTTACAGGTTTCTTGAAAGCTTTGCCATTTTCATCGGTGAGCATTTGGAAGTCACGTTCTGCAAAATAGCGCATCTTAAAGAACTCTGTATTAAGAAGAATCGCCGAACCCTTAGTTGCAGCAGAAGCTGTCCCATTAGCAACATCAGGTACTTTATCATCCATTACCACTCTTGCACCCTTGAACATTGTATTTTCAAAGGGGAAAGTAGCATCAGACTTAGTTTGACCGTTCGAAAGCCAAAATGCATGAACAAAAAGTTCATAGGTCGTCTGATCCATCAAAATAACATTCGGGCGGCCACCAGTGCCAAGTGCTGCTGAATTATAGATATTATTTAATTCAAGTAGAAAATTAGCATAGGTGGTTGCGGCGGATGTTTTAGTTTTATTTCTCCACCACGTTGAAGTACTTTGATTGATGTTTCCAATAGAGTGACTCGTCGTTGGATCAAACTTAACCAAGAGAGGAAGTGGATCAATTGCAGAAGATCCATTAACTACAGATGAGGCGGGAGTAATTAGTGAGCCCCCTTGAGGGAGAGATCCAAGAAGAAGAGCATTAGCAAATGCTTCCTGAATTCCCATTTCTGCCTGTTTAATCTTGGTCTGAACAAGATCAATGATCCGGCCCCGACTTTGATTTTGCAAAACTTCTTTCATGTGGTAAGTAATTGGAGCAACCAATTGACGCCACTGAAAGATTGCAGAAGTTACACCATCTGTAGGAGTGGTGGGAAGTTCATCTGCCCCATCATACCAATCAGCAGGTGCAAGACCATACATTAGTGCTTCTTCAATGTGAGTTCCACCTTCAGCAGGAGTATAAGAATCTCCTTTCATCATGTAGAACAAAAATGCATTCGTTGCTGCAATATTATCTTTCATTGTCTTGCTGTAGTTTGCAAGACTTTGAGCAAATAATGCATCAAGATTAATCGTTTTCTGTGAGGGAGCCGATCCATTCCCAAATGTTACTGGCATCTATTAATCCTTTATAGTTTCAAAGGCCGAATTAATACTATCCCTTAAAGACATTGGTCCTTTAGGAGTATCTTTACCTTTGGTTGATTGTTTTCCACTCAACCGAGATGGAACATCGTTAGCATTACGATTAATTCTATCCGCAATTTGTTTTGCTGTTGTTTTAGCTCGCGCAGAGCCAGAAACTTGCTGATACAAACCCCGGATATACTTGTCAATGCTAATGTTCGGCCCGGGTCGAAAATCTTCCATTGCCTGAATCATTTGTGAGTGGAATTTTTTAGATTCACCCTTTGTTTCAGAAGCCAGCTTGTCGAGAGCCGACTGTACTTTATCTTCTGTTGCAGAAGTGTGCAACTTAGTAAATTTAGAATTAAGCTCCTGATTATTCTGAGAAATAATCTCATCAATAGCAGGTCCAATCATATCAGCAAGAAATTCATATTTCTCACCAACATGTTTCTTAAGAATTGATTTAATATCTTTTTTAGCCTCAGCTACCTCAGATTTCTTTTCAACTGTAAGATCAATGCCAGCTTGTTTTGCAAGATGTTCAAGAACTGCAACACGAGATTGAGGATTCTTTAAGGCCCGATAGAGATTCTTAGATTCTGCAATTTCAGTATCATCTAAGTCAGATTCTGAATCTTTCTCATCTGATTCTTCTTCCGCTTCTTCGGTTTCTTCCTCAGTAGTCTCTTCTTCGACAACTACTTCATCTTTTACTTCTTCAACATCTTCTTTAACCGGAGGCATAATTAAATCCTTTGATAACTAAATTGATCTCTAATATATAAATTAAAATAGGTACCCCGTGAGGAGGCCCCTTGAAAATTCATAAACTCATCCCAAGGCACATCAAAATATTTATAGGTTCCACGACGCTGGAATGCTACCGTCATAGAGCCTTCTGCAAAATTGTAATCTACTTTAGCAACACAAGATGATTCAGCAATATTGAAAGATGAATATTTATTAATTACATCTTCAATTGAAACATCTTTTGGCTCACCTACAACATCTTCAGGATTAAATGTTGGAAGGAACCTACCAAGAAGATCTCTTTCAATTGGCATATTATTGCATTAATTGACCCGAAAGTTGATTTCTAACTTCCTCTTGTGTTGGAGGAGTTTGATTAGCAACAATTTGTTGAGAAATTTGTTCACCCGTGGGGCCTTGTTGTTTCATTTGTTGAGAAAGCCCAAGGGATGTAATTAGAGCCATTCTTTGCATTTCCTTAATTACTTTCTCATTTCTATACCCTACCCTATAGGCTGCCTCCCTAATTAAAGTGGGGGAGAGAGCAATTTGAGGAAATTGAGAAGTAATGGTTAAAAATTCAAGGAACTCTTTTTTAGACTCTTCTTGAATCGGCGCGGAGAGCGTTGTTACATCAATCCGGATTTTGAAGTCATATGGATCATTGAGTTGTTTAGCAGAGATAAACTCATAGACAGCTTCATTTGCCTTTACCTCACCAAAAATATCATTAGGAGAATCAGAAGTCATCTCTGCCCAAACACCAAGTGTAAATTTATCGCGGGCTGTGAGAAGTGCCTCCCGTCCGATTTTACAAATCCACTTATTTACTCGTTGTTGTTCTGTAGATTCTCTAAGTCTTGCCCGTGTTTCGATGATTTGGGATTGTGTTGCTGTAGTTCTATCTGTTACTCCACGGGAGGCTGAAGAGACTCCTGAGAGTTTATTAATATCTTCAGACGATGTAATGATTGCTTGATTGATTGAGGAAGAAAGCGGTGCATCTGTAATTGGTTGAATTGCATTTGCTTGTTTAACTTTTACAAGAGCACCATCTTGGTCACTTTCAAACTTCTCAATTTCAATATCATCTACCATCTGTTCTACAACTTGATATTTACGAATAAAACGTCTACGATGATTTCGTAGTTGCTCCCGCGTTTCGTTAATTTCATTCTGTGGAGAAATCCAGTGGAATACCGGAGGAATAGGATAAAATCCTTCAGTGAGTAGACGGCGATCCGGTCGGAAATCAAAAAGTGGCAATCTTTGGAAAGTTCGCTGGAATAAAGTTACACAAGGATTATCAAGAACGATTAGTCGAAGTTTAGCCTTGTTATCCCAAATATGCCAAATCTTTACACTGTCAGAATTCCTAGCATTCTCACTTAGATCGCTAACTGTTTCTGTCCGCTTGGAGAAGTTATCATTAAAAGTGACTTTGTCCCGATTCATGATCTTTAATGCAAGGAGATCATTCCTGTCAACCCACTCATAATAACCAGCCCAAGAGCAATGATTGAGATATTTATGATCAATACCGCCAACCCTAAAACGAGCTGCTCCGATATGCTTAAAGTAAATCCTTTCATTAACTGGAACCTCTTTTGGCTCATCGGATATCTTTGGTTTTTGACCAATGCCTTCTTGTTTTTTATCAACATTTAGAAGTGGCCGAGGCGCCCTAGGATTTTCAATCCAATCCGCAGAGTACCCTACTTCAATAATACCAAAGCGAGTCTTTGCATCTTTATAAGCCATTTCCAATTCTTCTGTGAAATGAGCATCATCATCCCCAATTAATGTATTAAGAACGTCTTGTTTGATCTGTGAGGAAAGTGCGGCTAATTCAAGATCATAGTCTCCAAATTGGGGCCGAGGTGAAAGAATAAACTTTGGATCTACTGGAACATGCTGAGCAAGTTGAATTTGGATTGTTTCATAAATTTGATTAACAGTATAATTCTCAAAGGGATTATCCCCTTCCCATTGTTTTC